ATTCCGTCGCAACGCGCCAAACGTAACCCGTTGCTGTCTATGTGGTCAACGGCAGGCACGGAACGTAGTCGAGCAATGCTGAAATGGCGTGAGCAAGGCCTACGGGCAATAGACGAAAACACGCCAACCCCGTACTACTTCGCAGAGTGGTCACCGCCACCCGATCTAGACCCAATGACCCCAGCGGCATGGGGTTGGGGTAACCCAGCATTAGGCCACACGCTTACCCCCGAAACAATTGCAGCCGAAGCCCAAAACCCTGACCGCGCCCAATTCCTACGAGCGTCAGTCAACGTGTGGGTTGCATCAGATCAGGGTTGGCTACAGCCCGGCACATGGCCTGCCCTTGAGTGGCTCGATTCTGTACCTGCAGGCGGTGTACTTGCCATAGAAAACAGCGTTGACGAAAGCCGATACTTTGGGCTACGGGCTGTGCCGCTACCCGACGGGCGCACCTGCCTAACCGTTGCGTTTGTTGTCGGTACTTACGCCGAAATGTTGCAGGCCGCCCAACCGTACATAGATCAGCCCAACATTATGTTTGCGGTTACCCCGTCTATTGACCTGCATTGGCCTACCGCGTTAGAACGTCGCAGGCAGGTAGTTGGCTACGGCGAAATGGTCAAATGGACAGACCCCGTAAGGCAGCTTATTAGGCAGGGCATGGTGGTACACAGCGGCGAAACCATGCTGGCTGAACACATGCAACGGGCTGTAGCGGTACGGTCACAAAACAGCATTGCGTTATCGTCGCAACGATCACCTGGCCCAATTGAGCTGGCACGGTGCGCCGTATGGGCAACAGCGTTGGCAAGTAAACCGAAAGCGCAAGGCAAACCAGCGTTTGGCATAGCCAGTTAACTAGCCTGTGCGGCGGTGGCATAGGCGTTAACAAACCCATTCTGTCGGGCAAGCCAGCGCCTATGCCACTACTACACCGCTGGCGTAGGTAATACTTAACGCATGGGTTTATTTAACCGCGTCACCAAGGCTGCAATTAGTCCTACGCCTACCAAGGCCGCTGCAGCTGGCGGCTATTCGCCCAACAGCGCCGGGTTAGGTGCAGCAATGGTCGGGCAGTACTACACCTACCAAGAGGGTGACGCGCGCAACCGTGCAGTATCCGTGCCAACAATTAACAGGGCGCGTGACCTAATGGCAAGCGTTATCGGTTGCATGCCACTAAAAATGTACAACGAAATTTGGAACGGTGAACAACTAGAAAAAGTGCCGCTAGCGCCACGCACTTGGCTACGTCGACCCGATCCAACCGTGCCATACCAATTTATAATGTCATGGACATTTGACGATTTACTATTTTTTGGGCGCGCGTTTTGGTACATCACCAGCCGCACAGCTGACGGCTACCCGGCAACGTACACACGTTTGCCAGCAGGCAGCGTGACAACTACCGACATGGTTGGCCCCGTTTGGTTTGCACCGTCGCAACAAGTTTATTTTAATGGCGGGCAACTAGACCCCAAAGACCTAGTGCAATTCTTAAGCCCGGCGCAAGGCCTGATCTATGCCGCACCTAGCGCAATAGAAACAGCCCTAAAACTTGAGGCTGCACGCAACCGCAATGCGTCGAGCGCCATTCCTGCCGGGATACTTAAACAAACAGGCGGCGAACCCTTAAGCGCACAAGAGCTAGCCGATTTAGCAGCGTCGTTTAATGCAGCACGCGCCACAAATCAAACCGCTGCCCTAAACGAATACCTGAACTACCAAGAGACATTGACCAGCCCAGACAAAATGCTTTTAATTGAGAGCAGCCAATACCAGTCTTTAGAGTGCGCTCGACTAGCCAACGTGCCACCGTACCTAGTCGGTGTTGCAACGGGCGCGTACTCTTACCAGTCAGCGCAACAGGCCCGTGCCGATCTCTACATTTTTGGTGTCAAAATGTACGCAGAGGCAATCGCCCAAACGCTGTCATTAAACAACATTTTGCCAAGCGGCACATACGTAGAATTTGACGCTGAGGGATACTTAGCAGAAAACTATGCAGCCGATCAGGCCGACGAACCGCAAGAAAACACACAAGAGCAACTAGCAACAAGGTAGGCAATCATGATTAAATTTATTGCAGGTGAATTTACTGTTGACAAAACAGCTGCCAACGGCGAAAGCAAACGCATGATTTCAGGCGTAGCCGTGCCATACAACGTGTTTGCCACCGTGTCAGACGGCAGCGAAATTATGTTTATGCCCGGCAGCCTGCCAGTTGACGGTAAAGCCCCCCGGCTGTTTATGTACCACGATCACAGCCAGCCTGTAGGCGTAGTCACCGAACGGGTAGACACCGAACAGGGCATGATGTTTACCGCCAAAATTAGTGCCACAACCCTAGGCAATGACGCGCTAATCATGGCTTTAGACGGCACTATCGATCAGGTTTCTGTAGGCGTAAACCCCACCAAATTTAGCTACGACGAAGAAGAACGCATGATCGTAGAGTCAGCTGACTGGCTAGAGCTGTCGCTAGTGCCTATCGGCGCGTTTGGTGACGCAGCCAACATTACAGACGTAGCCGCAAGTATCCCCCAAAACCCCCAACCCGTAAGCCATAATGAACCTGTGACCACAGAGGAGAAAACCAACATGTCAACCGAAACCAGCACCGCAATTGAGGCAACAATTCCGACCCCGGCATTGCCAGCGCAACCTAAGCGCCGATTTAATTTGCCAACTGCAGGCGAATACATGGCGGCGTACCACATTGGCGGCGAAAGTTTCCGCAACGTGCAAGCTGCAGTAAAAGATTTTGTGACCAGCAATCAAACCGCATTGCAGGCCGCTGCAGGTGACGTGCTTACCACCGATACACCCGGTTTGTTGCCAGTTCCCGTGCTTGGCCCAGTCATGGCGAACCTTGGATACCAGAGGCCTGTTGTGTCAGCAATCGGCGCACGCGCAATGCCAGACGGCGGCAACCAAAAAACGTTTGTTCGCCCAACATGGACTACGCACCCAAGCGTTGGAACACAGTCAACGGAACTTACGGCAGTTAGCGCAACCACGCCTGTTATTGCATCAAACGTAGTTACCAAAACCACGCTTGCTGGGCAAGTAACTTTGTCGGTGCAAGACATTGACTTTACGTCACCAGCCGCATTGGAAATTATTTTGCAGGATTTGGTAGGCCAGTACATGTTGCAAAGTGACGCGCTTGCTTGCAGTCGCATCACAACTGGTGCTAGCGCGTCAGGTTCGACGTGGACTGTTACCGCTAACGACCCAAGCACGCTTATTGCTGCTATCTATGACGCAGCAACCGACATTTTGAGCGCAACAAACTTCTTGCCAGATCACGTGTTTGTTTCGCCAGACGTTTGGAAAAAGTTGGGCAGTCAGCTTGACGGTGACAAGCGCCCAGTATTCCCTTACACGGGTGCCGCTGGACTTATGGGCGTAAACGGCATTGGCACAGCAAACGTGACCGTTGCAAACACGTTTAACCCGTTTGGGCTAAACCTTGTTGCAGATCGTGCATTTGCTGATAACACCCTTGTTGTGGCACGCGGCGTAGGCGTTGAGTTTTACGAGCAGGTGCGAGGCTTGCAATCAGTTGAGGTGCCGGGAACCTTGGGCCGCACGTTTAGCTATTACGGCTACGTTGCGACCTTTATTCCTTACAGCTCAATGGTCAAGTCAATCGCTATTGCCTAAGCCAAGAGAGGCCTAACTATGGCCGTCTACACAGTTAGTTTTAAGCAACTACTAGACGGCTACGCCGTGCTGCAGACGCTGACAAACAACGAGATAGAGGTTGACCGCTCAATTACTGTTGCAGGTGTTGGCGCACCGTTTAACGGCACGTTTACCGTGTACGCGTTGCCACAGTATGAATACGTTGGGCTTGGCGGCGAGGGTGACCCTATGTACAACGTCGACATGCCCGTTGCTAATCAGGTCATGTTTGCTGTCAACGCAGCTGATGTGGATCGCACAGCAACGACAGGCACAATTACGTTTACTATTACTTGCACATGGATCACGGCAGCACAAATTGAGGACTGGCTAGGCATAGGCACAGCCACCGCAGCTGATACTGCATTTTTGACCGTGTGCGCGTCAGCCGTTAACGCAATGGCGTTTAGGCGGCGTGTCGAGGCTGGGTACTTTGACAGCGCAACCACCAGCCCCAGCGGCGATGTCACGCTAGGCACGATCATGTGGGGCGGTGCGCTGTACCGGGCGCGAGGCTCAATAGACGTGTTTGCAAGCTTTAACGAAATGGGAACAGCGCCAACCGTAGGCCTATCACCCATGATTAAACAGCTGTTAGGTATTGACCGCCCAGCCGTTGCAGCGTCGTAATGCCTGTTGCCTACACAGACCTGTTTAACGAGGCGCTAGACGATTTAGCAGCCACGCTCGCAACCGTTACAGGCCTGCAAGTAGTAACAGACCCCCGTAACCTTGTGCCGCCCTGTGTGCTGCTAGGCGCACCGTCATTTACGGCGTTTAACTACAACGCAGTACGCATGACCTACCCGTTACAGATCGTGACGCTAGGCCCTAGCAACCTTGACGCAATGCGATCATTGCTTAACCTGTCAGCGCTAATCCTGTCTAAAAATGTGGCTGTCACAGACGGCAGGCCAACGACACTAGAAATAGGTGGCGTAATGCTGCCTGCCTACGAGCTGACCGTAGAAATGAGAGCGTCGACTACATGAC